TGGAACTGTTGAAAAAAAACATAGTGGTAAAGGATTGTGCAAGTCTTGTTATTCAAAACAATATTCTATAAAAAACAACAGAAAAAGTTATAAAAAAGAATGGTATCAGGAAAGGGGAAAATATTTAAAAAAAATACGAAATGATTTTGTCAAGGGTTAAAACTGGTTTATAACCATTAAAACAAACAATACTAAAAAAATTGTTCCTATTGTTTCTAACATATTATTTTTGTAATCTTTGCCCAGCTTTTTTTATTATCTCTCCAGCTTTATGAATAACTTTACCTCCAATAGTTGCGACTGGAGTAGCAGCTATTTTAATTGCTTCAGAAGTAATACCAAGCACCCCTCCTTCAAATCCTTTTGCTGATAATGCTTTTATTCCTCTTTGTGCTATTTCTTTTAAACTTCCATAATCATCATAAATATCAAGTATGTTTCTTGGCAATTTTGACCTTATTATTTTTCTTGCGTTATCAGCGAATAATAATCTGACATTATTCATATCGCCAGCTATGTCTTGACCTTTCCAAACTTTAGCTGGTAATCTTTTTGCCATTTCTGATTTAATTTTATCAAGAGTTGTCGCACTCCAATTATGAACGTGTTTATAGTCATCAGCTAAAGCGTCAAGGGCGTTTAACAATGATTTTCTTCTGCTTATGTCTTTTGTTTTATTTATATTTGACCTTATCCCATCAAAAATTGTTTTTTTTGATATTCTTTCTTTCACACCGCTTACGGCTGGCTTGACTTGATTCTCCCATAATTGGTTTGCTATTCTCTTGGCTCTTGCTCCAATATTTCCACGAGCTAATCCTGATAAATTATATTTTAAAACAACATCAGCTAATATTTGAGGGGCTTTTTCTATGTCTTTAGCAGCCCAACCCAATCTTTCAAGCATTTTACTCTTTGCTTGGTATGCTATCGTTCTCGCAGCTTGTGATTCGGTTGGTGAATATAAAGCTGAAACTACTCTCTGCCCAACCTTTTCTGTCGCTGCTCCTGTTAAAGCAGCCCCTTTGCCGACTACTTCACCTGCTTCTCCGATAACTTTAGCACCAGTTTGAATTCCTGCTTTAGCGCCTCTTAATCCAAGTTCACTTGCCTTGACAGCTCCTCTTACTAAAGGAGTAGCAACAGAGATATTAACAATATCTTCTAAATCTTGCATTGCCTCTGGGTGTTTTTTAGCCCATTCAGAAGTCGCTTGTCCGATATCTGTTTCAGCTACTTTGCTAACAGCTTTTCCGACAGTCTTACCTAAAACTTCTTTAGCTTTTTCCGTTCCCCTTTTTCCTAAAAGAGATTTTACGCTTTCAACAAAAATATCGCCAATACTTCCACCTAAAGCACCACCAACTCTTAATCCTCCCCTTACATCAATACCTTTATCTTCTCGTTGTGATTTTTGAAACACATATTCACCAAGTTCTTCACCTCTGCCAACCACCTTTTCTTTTACACGACTTAAAAAGCCAGGTCGTTCTTGTGGTGTAGGTTGGCTTATGGCTTGATTGCCATAACGTTGTTGAAACTGTTCCCTTGTTAATATTGTAGACATATTTTTATTCTACTTCAGCATAAGAACCATCTGGCTGAACTTCCCAAATAATTCCATCTTCAGTAGTTATTCTATTATCACTTATTCCTCTTAATAATGTATTACTTATGCTATCAAGTTCGTCTTGTATAGCTTTATGATTAATGTTATATCCTTTGATGTTTCCTTTTTTATCTCTTATCGCCCAAGTCCCTATTTTAGTAGCAGCAGAAGATAATATTTGCATTTCTGTATCAGACAAAGCTCCAAACGTTGCTCCACGAGATTTTGCTTCAATAAGTGCTTCAAGAGATAAGCCACTAACTAATTGTTGAACGCCACCGATGAATTGCTGTTTAGCACCAGAGAGTTTATCAATAAGTCCAAGCCTTCCAACAAACGTAGTCCCTACACTTGAATCAAGCCCCTTATGTGTTTTAAGGTCTAATGCCAACTGTGATTTTTCTTTAGCTATTGCGTTCTGTAATGTATCTGCTTTTGGTTCTATCCCTGATAATGCTTCAGCTAAAGCAGGTTTTTTCTTTTCATCTATATCATCTAGCGCCTTTTCAACTTTTAATTGCCCAGACTCCACAAGGGCTTTATAGCTTGCAACTTCTGGGTCAATAGGTTGTTCTGTCGGTGTAGACACTCTTCCATTATATATAGATTGCAAACTTGCTAAAGCATTTACTCCATCTTGTTTAGTGGCAAAACTAATATAGTTTCCACCTTCAGCTGCTGGTCTGGCTGTGCCGACACTTCCATCAAATTGTTGATACCATTCTGCGTTAGTGCTTGAAGCTGTTAATCCACCAAAATTATTATTCTTTTGTGCTACTGGCGACATTCCACCTGTGCTTTCTTGCACTACTTGTGTCATTATACTTTCCCAACTCACTCCATAATCGGCAGAAGCATTCATAATCATTTCAGCGGTAATTCCAGGAGTAAATTTAGCAACTTTATCATATATATTATCTTCAGTCACTTGTCCAATTCTATTAGCTGTATCTTGCATAGAAGCTACCTTACTTACATCATCCTTAGCCCAACCAGCTACATTATTCACAGCACCAGAACCGTCAGTATAGGTAGCATCTCCAGCGTCTGATAAAGGAAACACCTTGTTATTCTCTGTATCTATAAAGCCATATATATTATTTCCGTCAGCGTCTTGTCCGATAACTCCAAAATTAGAATTAACTGTTATTTCATTTTTATATTTTGCAGAACCTTGAACCATTGTGTTTATTTCGTCTAAAGAATTATCCAGCCCGACTCCAACTAAATTATAATTTGAAATAAGGTTTAACTTGGCGGTGTTCTCCATTTTCTTATTTGCTTTTTCGTCAGATAAAGCAGCCGCTTCTTGTTGCATAACAAGATTGACTGCATCTAAATATCGTTTTTCCTCTCCTTCAACCTGTGCAGATAGTCTATCATACTGATTAAGTTTTATTTTATAATCCATTTCTCTGTCCATATATTCTAAATCAACTGCTCTGTCGGCAGCGTCTTGAGCGGCTTTTATTTCTCCTTGTTGCCCCAATAAATCTGCTTGTAAATAACTTGCTTCTGATGTTAAAAGATTTTTTTGTGCCAGATACATTTTATAGTTCTGTGCCTGTGCTCCCTGAAGTCTTGATAAGGTTTGTGGTCTGCCTTCTTCTTGTTGGTTGGCAAGTTGATAAGAAGCAGTTAAAGATTTAATCTCTGCTAATTTCTTTTTTAAATTTTTTGATGTGGTAGCCATAGTCGCTCTCTTCGCTTCTAAATCTCGTTTTTCTTCTTCTATTTTTTGCATTTCTCCTGCTCCACCCATTTTATCTTCTGCTGTCTCAACTTCGCCTAACGCTTCTTCAAGTTGTCTGTCTAAATCTGTTTCTTTTCCTTTAAGCAATTCTTCCATTTCCTTTATTTTATCTTCCATACTTTTCATATTATCTTCCATATCTTTTATATCTGCTTCAACGGAAGCTACTGCTTGGTCAGCAGTAGCTTCATTATCACCAGCTACATCATCGCCTATCTCAATCTCATCTACATCTGATATTGTGTCGCTTGTTAGCGTGCCTCCTCCGACTTTATCTCCTAAAGTCCAGCCAGTAGATAAAAGCTGACTTGCTTCTGCTGAACCGACACCAACAACCTTTTTTTTTCCTTTTGGAGATGTGAGAGTAGCTGGCTGTGTAAAATATAATTTGCCTTGAGCGTCTGGGGAGCTTATGTATTTATTCCATTCTTCTTTCGGAACACCTGCCGCTCCAAGCTCTTGTCTTTTTTTTGCTAAATCTTCTTCGTTTAAAATTTGTTGTCCAGCGGGTTGTGTTCCTACTGGTCGTGGAGTTCCTACGCCTACTGGAGTTGATTTGCCAGTCACTTCATCATACCAACCAGTCCCTTTTGGTGTAGCAGGAGTTGTTATTGGTGCAGTAGGGGCAACAGGCGGAACTACAGGTGCAGGAACTTCAGGGGTTGTCCCAACTGGTGTAAATCCTTGAGCAGCCCAATCCTCAGGAGTTTTAGCCCCGACAACATCTTCGTCTACTATCAAATCATCTTTTTTAAATTTTGCCATATATTAAAATTAATTATTAATTCAAATTTATAGTCCCAGCCGTAGGGGTTAATGCTTTTGTATAATAAAGTCTAAAGTTTCTGCATAACCCTCCGACACCGCCACCTGCGTCATCATATTTTGTATAAAGTTGTATTTCATCTCCAGTTACTAAAGCAATGTCTTCAGAATAAGTAACCCACCCTCCTGCTGTTTCTTGTTGTTCCGTTCCTACTGCACCACCGTTTTTATAAAGCCGTCCATAACAACCTCCACTTCCGTTGTCATCTTTTAAATCAAACTTAATAGTTATCGTTCCGTCTACTTCATTAAAGGTTATGTCTTTGTCTTTTTCGTATGTGTCTCTTTCGGATTGTATTGCTCTTTCTGTATCAGCACTATCAATTAAATCAGTTGACACTTGGATATTAGATGCTACAACACTATCATCAACATACTTTTTTCTTGCTAATTCATTATCAGCCGTTGGGTCGCTTGCTGGCAGGATAGGTATAGAACTTAAAGTCTTAACACCTTCCACAGTTTCAGTGTTTTCTGTGTGCATTACTTCGTCATCTAAAATCAAGTCGTCTACATCTTTGCCTTTTATTCTCGGACTATCAACGCCTGTATGTTTATGAAATTTAACATTTTCCATATTAATTAGTGTTAATTGTGCCAGCGATTATTGCAAATCTTTTATCATATTTTAACCTAAAGTTTCTTGCTCCTGTTCCTGTGGGGTCAGCTCTTTTAACATATAATTGGATTAAATCATCAGTTTCTACTACTAAATCTTCATACCAATCATCCCATACTCCTGATGTGCTTAATCTTTCAGTCCCAACAGCAACACCATTAACATAAATTCTTCCATAAGCGTCTTCCGCCCATAATTCAAAATAAACTCTTATTGTTCCATCAATTTCGTTATATTTGATTTCTTTATGTTTTGTATAAGAAGTAGAAGCTATCGTTGTATCGCTATCAGCACTATCTCTTATGTTGTCAGAAGCGACTACTTCAATAGTCCCCAATGCTCCGTCTACATACTTCTTCCTTGCCCCCTCGTTATCTGCTGTCGGGTCGGACGCTGGTAAAACAGGTATAGAGCCAAAAGTCTTAATCCCTGCTACTGTCTGGGCGGTTGTTAATAATACTACTGTTGCTTTGTCTATTGCGTTATCAATATCACTCTCTCTAATCTTTGGGCTGTCCGTTCCTGTGTGTTTATGAAATTCTACATTTTCTAACATATATTTAAGAAGCTCTGAACTCTAACAGTTCGGCTTCATCATTTAAAACTATTTTAAATTGAATATTGGCGGCAGATATAACTTCTTCAAATTGATTGTCTTGTTCGCCTACTGTATTCCAAGTAGAGCCAATCTGCACCCAAGAGCCATTTTGAGCTGTTCTGTAGTATAATTTAACACTATCTCCGCTTGCTAATGGTTTAGAAAGCTGAACTTCAAAATTACTGAATGACCTTTTATTAAGTTGTGTTCCTACACGATAAAACTGGCTTATTAAAAATGCTAAATCAGTTGTGTAATTTGCACTTCCTATATCATCTACGCCATAAGCACTTCCGTTTTCATCATACCAACTAACATTCAAATTAGTAGTAGCTCCACCGATAGGCATTAATGCTCCTATATAAACTGACTTATTTGTTGTCTGTCCATATTCTCCGTGAGATAATGTATATTCAAAGTTTAAAGCTCCTGTTCTAGGGTTTAAACTCCAAACTCCTAATCCTTCTAAAGGAGTATTCGTGCTAAAAGCAGAAACACCAAAATATATTAATCCATTAAAATAAGCTATCGCATTTCTTGTAAGTGCTACTTGTAGATTTTTGCTTGATAAATCAATTAGCGTATAAGGAAGTTGAGCTATTTTTTCTATTGAAACCCCGTTAGACACATACCAAGCTCCTTTTCTTCCGCCCTGAATATATAAAAGATTATTAATCGCAATCATATTTAAAATACTCTCATCTCTTAATGTTAAAACAGTTTCCCAAGTTGTTGCTGTCGGGTCTAAAACGAATATCGCCGCCTCTGCGTCATTACCTGCTTTAGATGTTCCGATATAAAGTTTGCTTCCTATTTCAACCATAGAAACTATCGTATATCCTTCTGGCAATGTATATAATGCTTTTGTTACAGTATAAGTAGCTCCTGTCCCTGGGACGAAATTAGTATCTTCTACTATTCTGTCAATTACCCTTCCTCCGCCTATATATAAATAATCATCTTGTGCTGAATGGATAACAGCCATTTCACTCCCTGGAGCGTCTGAAATAGCATCTGATGCCCAGCTAGTTTCGCAACTATCGTCTGAAATATCAAACCAATCTACACTTCCACCTATTTGTATAATAGCAACATATCCTTTCCAAAATTGTATCGCTCCTATGCCTATGTCTGTTTGGTTAGAACCACCAGGAGCGAACTTTGACCAAGTCCCAGCAGAAGTCCTTTTATAAACATTATTGGCGACTTCTTTAGAAAATCCCCAGACTTCGCTTTCACTTGTTTTGGTAAATCCCTCTATTAAATCATCAACAGTAGTAGAGCTTTCTTTTGTTAAAGCACTATGCGGATAACAACCTCCTGGCTTGTCAGTTATGTTAAGGTTTCTAATTTCTTCAAACCCCAAATAACTTGAGGGGGCTATCCCTTTTTGAAAGTTCTTTACAATTAATGGTTTTGGTTGTTTTGCCATAAATTATCGCCACCTTCCATTTCTAACTGGAGAAGTGGTCATTATATTTCTCTCATCTTTATTTCTTAAAGCGAAAAACTCCTTTATATCTCTTTCGTCCATTGCTACCTGTTGAGCAACAGTAGCGATTTGAGGTAGTTTTTTATATCTTAAAAACTCCATAGATGCTTTACGGGCTAAATATGGATGGTGGATTGTTGGTATCCCTGGAGTTCTTGATACCTTTAAGAATTTATGATTGCCAGTTCCGTTATCTGCTAATGTGATAGTAGAGCCACCTATCGTTGTTGACACCTTAAAAATGTCAGCGGTAAGCCCTGACGCTATCACATAATAAACAGTAGTATCAACAGTTACTCCAGACGGAGCGTCATCATTATCTGTTTCAAAAATAACAGCATCACCAGCGACTAATCCGTGAGCTGTCGCATTAAATAAATCAGTAGCAAAGGTTGTAGTAAATGCAACAAAAGTATATTTAGAAGCTGGTCTGTCAAAGTAAATTTTTAAACCAGCCGTCTTATCGTAATCAGGGGCTGGCTTGAGGTCTATATATCGTCCTATTTTAAAATATTCTGCTGGTGTTCCGTCATCGCTTGAATATTCATCATACGCCTCGTGAATATTGACTAATTTATTCGGCTTCAATAGTATCTCAGTATCATCATCTTTTATAACTTCTACTCTTAAAAAGTTAAGTAATTCTGAAGTAAGGTCATCTATCTCGTATCTGCTTGTCCCGTCAACCAAGTCAATAGTTTCTATTGGAGCAGTTGATTGGTTATTGTCTTCAAATTGATAACCACCTAAAGCAAAATATTTATCTAAAGCATTGTTTATATCAACTACTTTAGCTTTGTTTGAATAAACGCTATTAGTAGTTCCACATATACGGTTTATCATTTCAGACAAACCGCCGTCATAAGTTACTTCTGAAAATTTCATAATTTATATATTATTAAGTTATTTTAATATCTTCGCTCTCGCCTTTTATTGACAAGAGCAAAGTATGAAAACAACTTATCCATTCGTGATAATGTCAAATAGCAAAGGAAGAGTACTCGTCCAAGTCTTAAATTCCCAATCCATTCTACTAACTACTCCGACACCAGATAATGCTCCATCAGCAGTCGCAGGTTCATTGACAAATTGAGTATCGCCATAAGTTGACTTTAAGATACCCAAAGTGAATAATCCTTTAACTCCGCCAAAGACGTGATTAGATGAATGCTTGTTTGATTTATAGTGATATACACCCCTATAAAGAAAACCAGCGTCTAAACCATTCTTTAAAGCATAATCGGCTGTGTTAAATCCGTTAGAGGCTGCAAGTTCCTCAAGAACTTCAAACTGCATAGGTGTCCAAATAATAAACAATCCATTTCTACCTGCCAGATTATCTCCGTTAGCTTCACTTATTTTTGTTTTCATCCTTCCAATTATCTGAAAAATATTGTTAATATCAACATCAATAGCAGTTGTATTAGCAGTTCCAGTATCTAATGTTCCTTGGTCAAAGTTAGTCCACATAGCGTGATTTGCTAACATATCTGACTCAAAGTATTCATTGATTAACTGACCTTGCAAATTTGCTAAATCCATTGCCTTAACAAAACCTAACTGAGCTAAATCAGCCCTGTCTAAAGGAATTGCTAATGCGTATGATTGGTCAATAGCAACATATTCACTTGTTAGAGTGAATACTTGATAAGTGTAAGGAGTTCCTCTCGTATGACTCTGCATAGACGGGACAGTTGACATATACGAAGCAAAGATTGTCTTTATATCCGTATAAACAACGTCACAAACTTCTTTCCAGTTAGTGTTATATGCTAATCTCTCTTGGAGTTTAGTTTTCCATTCAGCGGGAAAGACATCATCCGCCCACGAAGAGTCGGTAAATGTGTGGCCAAAAGTCACAATTTCATTGTTCTCTCAAGCAATACTTTAATTAGAACTGCTTGACAGTTTTTAGTGAGTTAACCCAAGCTCACTAAACTAGGCAAAAGGTGCTCCGCCCTTTTCTTTCTTGTATCTAGCATTGACATATTCTCGTCTTAATTTAGGTTTATCCTCAGGAGGCATTTCACCTTTATTAAGATAATAATCAACAGAGTCTTTACCTGAACCTCCGCTTGCCCCACGAGAGCCGTCAGGCATTGCGGATTTGGCGGATTGGTTATCTTGAATATCTTTTAAGTCATCTTTAAAATGCTTATTATCAACTAAATCATCAAGATTTTTGCCAGCGGACAAATAACTATTCACTAGTTTCATTTCTTCGGTATCACTTAATTTGACACATAAAACATTATTAATAAAAGCTTTTTGCCCATAATCTAATTCGCTTGGTTTTTCAGTCTTTTCTTTAGCTTTAGGTTTTTCTTTAACTTCTTTCTTAATCCAATTTCCTTCTTTATTTTTAATAAAACCTTCTGCCTTTTTAGCCCTTGAATAAAGTTGACTGTTGACTTTATCACGAGCAGTTGCTTCAGATTTTAAAGTTCCCTTTAATTCTTCAGCGTTTTCATTGGTTAAAGAGTCAATGACCTCATTTAATTTTGACATATTTTTAAGCGGTTATGTAATCCGCAAGTTATATTTCTTGGTTAAGAGCCAAGTCTCTAAATTATTTAATCTGCATTCACATATTCTTCAATAGCACACATTATATTTTCATTATCAGCATCTAAATAAGGTATTTGGGTGCAAGTCATTTTCCCGTAGTTAGTCCCAGCTAAAACATCTGCGTTAGTATCAATCGCAACTATATCCATTCCAGCTCCTTCTGCTATTGTTAATGTTGTTTCCGCTGTTGTGGTAGCGTTATGTATTAACCAACTTCTTGTGCTTCCAACTCCCCTCAACAAACTTATCATTGTTGAAGTTGCTGGCATTGTGAATGTGTAGCTTTCTGTATTTGATGTAAAACTAATCAAATAAGTATCCAAATTCGCTTTAGATAATGTTGACGCAGCTCCTTCTGAAGATGTAGCTATATAATAACCACTTCCGTAAGTTAAGCTGTCGTAAAGTTTGACAGGACTGAAAAACTTACCGCCAGGGCTTGCACTTAACATTTCTTCTACAACTTCAGGAGTAACTGGTTGGGCTGCTTCATTAAAGATATAATCACCATCTACATTAATAGTCTGAGTCATTGAGTAAGCGACTGCATAAGAGCAAACAGCTAAAACAGCAACCAATGAGATTACTACGTAGAATACCCCATTGTTATTTTTTCTTTTTTTCATACTTCTTTTTTTTAGATTTTTTAGATTTAGAGGATACGACCACGTCCCCTTTTTTTGTCTTTTTTCTCTTTTTTCTCTTTACTTTTGGTTTTTCAAGACTAGCAATTCTTTTTTCTTCTGCTATGTCTTTTAAACTTCTTAATTTTCCAAGCATAATTTTGTGTATTAATTAAATTATTTATACGTTATTGTAGACGTGCAGAGAGTTCCACTCTTAACATCAAGATATAATCCGTTGCTATAGGAAACATCAAAGGTATAAGTTCCAACCGCTGTATCAGCAGGGAACGAAGCCAATAAAATACTGCTTGTAGCCACTGATGTTGTTCTTAAGTTGTCATTAGTTGTTGTTGCCTTTAATAAGTCAAAAGCAAGGTCTCCTGATGTTGTGATAACTACCGAACCTAAAACTCCTGCTCCTGTATCTAATAGTTGGTCTGTCCAAGTTAAATCTTCAGGAGTGGTTGTGGCTCTGTAAGGTAAATTACCAACACTACCCATTGTTTCTTCTTCAGGCACGACTTTATCTGTTTTATCTTTTTGAATAACATAACCGATAGTTCCCCCGACCACTAAAACGGCAACTACCATAATTATTATTATCCCATAACCTTTTTTATTCATAATTTTATATATTAATTAATTAAATTTTTACCTGTGCTTCGCAGGAATTTTTACTCCTGTATCAACAACGACCTTTTTATGCTTATCAATTCTCTGAAACGATATGCTGATAATTCTTAATGCTTCATTCATTGCCCTTAATGCCTTGCCTAAATCTTCATTACTTCTTGCAAATTCTTGCCCTGTCGCTGGGTCAAAAGATAAACTCAATGCAAAATTTCTCATATAATCATTCTCCATTGGCTCTTTTGACAAAGTGCCAGAGTAATAGATGTCAAAGAGAAAGACTTTTTTAAGAGCTGATAATAGAACTGGATTTTCTGTTAATTTTTCCAATTCTGTTTTTTCTTTGTCACTCATTATTTCCTTCATAAATTTAAGCCGCAGCTGCTGGTTGTGGCAGCTGAACTGGCTGATTAGTTGGTTGATTAATTTGTTGATTAGTTGGTTTAGAAGCACTAAAGTTTATTTCTGACATATTGGAATATTCTAAAATCTGATTAAGCATTTTAGCCATTCTCGGGTCGTCAAATATAGCGAATGTTTGTGTTTGCGGATTATATGTTGCTAATGCTTGACGCATAATGTTTGAAACAGCGTCAGTCATAGCCCCTAAATCTTTTTGTTTCTTTGCTACATTAATCTTTATATTCAATTTAGCGTCCTTTAACTCTTTTTTAAGTATTTCAATAAACTTATTATTATCTTCCATAAACTTTTCTTTTGTTTTTAACTCAAAGTTTTCAATCATTCCATTATCTATCGCCTTTTTGCTCAATATAGTATTAATTTTGAATTGATTTGTTTCACGAATAACCGTTTTCTTCACCACCATCTCCATTTCATCTAAAGAAAGAGTTGATAGAAACTTTTGCCCTTTGGTTATTTCCTCACAAATATATGGGATAATCCAATCTCTATAAATTTCTTCTATAAACTTGGCATATTGCCCTCTTCTAAAGTCGTGTGAGCTTTTACCTGTCTGCACAACAAGGTTCTGCAAAGCAAAGGGAGTCCCTGACACAGGTTCTTTGCCCATTAAAGGATTTGGGGCGGCTGCGATTGTTTGTCCATATTCCCACCATTCATTAACAGATTTTTCAAGCAAAACCATAGAACGAGGGTAAGTATCCATTTGTTTTACTGTTTTGCCCTCATCTAATAATAAAACTTCATTATTACTTACATTCTTTAAACTACGATTGCGTTTAACAAAGTCCTCGTCATCAGTTAAGTGGACTATTTTAGCGGCTGCGTCCATCATTTCCTTCTTTTGTATTTCAGAGTAAGTTGTCCAAGCTTGAGGTTCAAACAATTCTTCAGCTCCCCCATAACCGCAAGCCCTGCCAAAGACCTCATCTCTTTTAATAAGTTTAAAAGGATTTTCGCACTTAAGGGCTAATAAAGTAATGCCTTGCTTTTCGCTATCCTTGTTTTGATAAAAACAAACTACCTGCATTTGATAAGTGTATTCTTCGCTTTCGCTATCATCTAAATAAGCTTGTGGCATATTTCCTATCACCACATAAGCTTGTATGTATTTACCTGGCGTTTCAGTAGGTTTTTTGATTTTACCACCTTCAGAGCCAGCATCTTGCCTTGAAAGCACAATAGCTTCTTCAATCGTATGAGTTGCTCCCTTACTTTTATCTCCCCATCCCCTGTCTTCCATATCCTGTAAATCAGATGGTGAAAGATATATTTTAAACCCAATCGGGCTTGTAAGCATATTTGATTGATTACAAAAAGCGATTGTTTCTAAATCCATTCTTTGAGGTCTTGCTTTCCCTACATCCATAACTAATCCAGCCCCATAATCTATTCTTGACTGGTTTATTTCATCAAACAAGCTGTCAAGGTTATTTTCTTGTAAAAAAACATCATCGTGGTATTTCTTGACTAAAAATGACAGATGATGAAGTTCTGGGTTCTCAATGTAAATCACTAAGGCTTTAACATCTACATCTTCAACCCAATAGTGCATATTAAGGATTGGCTTTGTAATGTTCTTGACAGGAGTATCGTCATCATTACCGTGTAAAAGCCGTCCGTGTTTATAAAAGAAAGAAGTTTTAATATGGTCTGCCATAGACCAGTCCCATCCTAAAATATCTATACCTTTTTGAAAGTCTAACTCTTCTTGAGTTACAAAATCATATATATCTTTTGGTATGTCCTTTAATTGTTCATTCATATTTTAATGATTACTTTTAATTACTTCAAATGCCTCTTGATACGAGCAAATGCTCCCATAAACAGGCGAGCTTAAATCTTTTGCAAGTGTATGAAGCCAATTAAATAGTTTAGTTCTGCCCTTTGTTAGCTTCTGTAAATTCTTATATTGGTCTTGGTATGCCTCTGCTTCTTGTGAAAACCGAAATGCACTATCTACAATATACCTTTGCCACCATTGCTCTGGGTTGTCGCCTTGTTGTTTGATATGCACTTCTTCGTGCTTAATAACAATAGGGTCAAGATAATTCTTGTTAGGATTATAGATGTCAGGAGCGTAAGCAAATACATTCTCCTTAACTAAAGGAAAAGCTGCCTTTATTAACTCAAAGTTAGGCGGATAATCAACAATGATTTTCATATTAATTAGTGATATTCTTAACTTGTGCTGGGTCTGCACTGTTATACCGAACCTTTTTTTTGTGCATACTGGTATAATTTGCATTCAGATAATTTGTAGCCAAAGTAAAGATTTCCTCTAATCCATTCTCTGAATTAGCTAAATCCTCGTTTTTAACCAGTATCTTTATCCCACACCCGTGTTCATTGTCGCCGATAGACACTTCTATACCTTCTTCTTTTTTTCTATGTGTTATTGTAATCATATTAACGCCACGCGACTGGCTTAGTTGGTTTAGTTACCGATTGTAATATCCCCGCATTTATATAATTTCTCTTATTAATAACTGGAGCTAACGAACATATTGGATAACGGATAGCGTCCATAGAGTAATGGAATGGCTCTTCTGGCTTGTCCATAGCGTTTCCATCCCTATCTCTCATCCATAAGTAATTCCTATACTCCTTGATAACATTCAAGCTCTTTGATGTAAGACTTATCTTTTCGCCTTGAACTACTTGAATACTCCATTTTACATAACTTATTTCAGAACCAGCTTTTAAACCAAGTGTAGTTTTTGATTTCTTTTCACATCCGATTATGTTTATTCCGTATCCTTTAATCTCGTCTATGCTTTTGGGCTCGGCACAATCAGCTATTACTAATGCTCTGTTAATATTCTTTAAAATATCAGCTATGTTCCTATTACTATACCCAAGCCCATACATTATCTCGTCTATGATATAGCCACCATCATAGTAATAAACAGCTACTAATCCTAAAGGATGGTTTGAATAGCCGAAATTAAGCCCGTATCGCTCTAATCTGGCTTCGTGTGGTATTTCATCTATAATCTGCCAACCTTTGTATATTTTGTCTTCTAATTCGCCTAACTTGCCTTCCCCGTATACTCTCCACCACTGTTTGTTTCCTTTGTGGCTTTCTATCTCTGCTATTATGTTAGGGTCTAAAGCATCCTTGCAATCCAAGTAAGTTAAAGTAATAAAATCTATATCTTCTCTCTTGTGCAGCATCTCTGTATAAAACCAGAACTCATTCGTTGGATTCCAATCCATCCATATAATCTTTTTAGTTCTTGTAATAAGCTGGTCAACTATATTGTAAGGTAGGTTATTTGCTTCATTAACAAACAATATATCTCTTCTTGGTCCGTGAGCTTTACCAAACTTATCAAAACTAATAAACTCTAATATACTTTTATCGTGAAAAGTGTATGTGAAATTACTTGCGTTCCATCTGTCGTCTTCCCAATAACCTTGCGAAATCATTATACTCTTAAAGTCTCTGATAGCTCCCAACTTAAGATGTGGCACACTTTCTGCTACTACTGTCATTACTTCACTCTTTGTAGATTGTCCGTAATCAATAAGCCAAATCAATATACTAATCGTCTTGGAGGCACTAGTTCCGCCGGAAATCGCTCTTATCCTCTTCTTTAGTTGGAATATTCGTTTCGTTGCCTT